ATTAGAGTAAAGTTTACTGATGATGAAAGATTATGGTTTGTACCACTAGACCCAGCAAACACACACTACGCAGAAATAATGCGACAAGTAGAAGCAGGGAAACTGACGATAGAACCAGCAGATACTGAGGGAGAATGAGTGGACATCATCCAAACCCAGCGGATCAATATTATAACTATCCCACAACACAAGCAACAGAAGTTATGCCAGAAGTAAGTACATTATATCAGATGGTTATGGACTTAGGCATACCTGCCTGTGTCATCATAGCTGCATTTTGGTTTATTAAATATACAACAGACCAATCGAGAAAAGAACGTGAAGAGTTTTGGCGAAAAGATGCAGAAAACGATACAAAGATTATGACAATGGTGGAAAAATCTAGTGATGCTATTCTTTCTATTAAACTAGCACTTGAAGCTAACACTCAAGCAATTAAAGAGCTAACAAAGAATGGTAGTAAATAATGATTACTCTTACTTCAATAGCTGAAAAAAACTTTAAAAGAATGAGGTCTGATGAAGGCTTAGATAATTCTCCTCTTAGAGTCTCAGTAAAAGGAGGAGGATGTGCAGGATATGAGTATGTACTTAACTTTGGTGCTCCTAATAACCGTGATCTTGTTTTTAATACTGATGGATTACCTGTGGTTATCGATAGGAAGAGTTATGTAGTAGTAAAAGGTCTTGAGATAGATTGGTCAAAAGATCTTTCTGCCCCAGGACCAAGATTTCATAATCCTAAAGCTGTATCTACTTGTGGTTGTTCTACAAGTTTTTCAATAAAAAAGGAATTAACTGATAAACCTATCTGGATGAATTAATGTCATACTCACCTCAAGTTTTGGATCATTATGAAAGACCACGTAATATTGGTAGTTTGGATACTGGGAGTCCTAATGTCGGCACTGGTCTTGTGGGTGCTCCAGAATGTGGTGATGTAATGAAACTACAGATTAAAGTAGAGCAGGACCAGATAGTAGAAGCCAAGTTTAAAACCTTTGGCTGTGGTTCAGCTATAGCCAGTTCAAGTCTTGCTACTGAGTGGATAAAGGGAAAAAGTATTACTGAAGCAAGTACCATTAGTAACACAGATATAGTTAAGGAACTATCGTTACCTCCAGTTAAGATACATTGTTCAGTATTAGCTGAAGATGCTATTAAATCAGCAATTAATGATTACAAATCAAAGCAAATGTAAATGGAAGAAATAACTGAAAAGAAAACTATAAAAAATGGTGGAAAACCAAAGGATGACCCACATATACAACTTATGAAACTAAGATTTTGGGCAAGGTTTCTTATTAGTCTGCTTGCCTTTGGTCTTTTTGGTTGGCTTGTATTTACTATGGTCAATAAACCAGACGAATTAGCTCAATCAAGTAAAGATCTTATAAACTTAGCATTTGGTGCATTTTTACCGATCATCGGAATGTTAGGTAAACACTGGTTTGAAGTATCTCATGACGAACCAGCACATAACCCTGAACCTGATAAACCTAAAGAAGAAGAAAAAGATGGTAGCATCGTTACTCCTTAATGTAATTCAATCCTTAGTGGTAGACCAAGCACAGTCTTTAGCTAAAGAACACGTAGCAAAAGTAATGGAAGATAATCTTAGTGAAGATCAACTTAAAATGGTTGATGCAGTAGTAGATCAAATGCCTGAAAACTCATTCAAAAGTGTAAAGGAGTTTCTTGGATAAAATTGACTCACAAGTAGAAGAAACTGAGATGTGTCCTCATTGCCTTTCTGACCCATGTGCATGTGACGATAATATATGAAACTAAGTAAGAACTTCTCATTGAAGGAACTTACTAGGTCACAGACAGCTATTCGCCACGGTATTGATAACTCTCCCGATCTCTCACAACTCATACGTTTAACAGCACTAACGACTGCTGTATTACAACCCATAAGAGAAGTGCATGGGAGAGTTACCATTAATTCTGCTCTGAGAGTCTTGGAGCTTAACCGCAAGATTGGAAGTGGCGATTCGAGCCAGCATATTTTGGGAATGGCAGCGGACCTAGAAGCACCCTCAATCGACAACCTACAACTAGCAAAATGGATTGAGCAAAATCTTACGTTTGATCAGCTTATATTGGAATTCTACGAGCAGGGAGAACCTACGAGTGGATGGATTCATGTCTCATACAATAACGAAGGAGAGAACCGTGGCAGAGTACTTACTGCTTCACGGGTAGACGGTAAAACACAGTACACTGAAGGTATACATGAGTAAACTTATAAAAAGTGCTCTAAAAATAAAGAAAGGTGCTGAAGAAGCTGCTAGAAAAGAACTTGTAAAAAAGGGAAAACATCCTCAATTAAAAATAGGTAGAAAAAGACCTAAAAGAGATTGGCAGGATGTTAAATTAAAAGATAGAAAAGAGAAACAACAATTAACAGAAAAGTTTCTCGAAAATCACGGATATAGAAGATCAGATACTCCTGGTAAACCTAACACATACGTAGAATCAAGTGACGGAAAAATAAGGGCATATACACCTTTTGACGGTAATAAATCAGGTGTAGAAGTAAAAACCTTTAACAATCCTACACTGAAACAATTACGAACTTGGATGCAGTATTAAACTCACATGTGAGATATTATGAATGACGAACTGAAACAACTCCATAGCGAGGTAGCAAAAGAGTTATTACTTCGCATTAAAAGTGGTGATGCAAAACCAGCAGACCTAGCAGTGGCAGTGAAGTTCCTCAAAGACAACGAGATCACTGCATTGCCAGTGAATGACAACCCTTTACAACAACTAATGACTAATATGCCTTTTCCAACCCAGATGGAGTTAGATGAAGCAAGAAGAGGAAACTGAGATCATGAAGAAAGAGTCACAGAAGCAACGTGAACACAGGATCAGTTACCAGGAAACAATGGGAATGCGTGGTATGCACTACGACAGGTTTTCTCAGGAGGAAATAGAAAAGGAAAAAGAACTAACTAAGATTCGAGGAGGACAGTAATGCCACAGTTAGACGGTAAGGAATATTCTTACGATAAAAAGGGTATGAATGAGTACAAGAAGGCGATGAAAAAGAAGAGAAAAAAGAAGATGACTCCAAAGGATAATTTGAAGATACAAAACAGCTACACATGAACCAACTGGAAGACTTCAGGAACTACCTATTCTTATGCTGGAAACACCTGAATCTTCCAGATCCTACACCAGTACAGTATGACATAGCTGACTATCTACAAAACTGCCCTAAACGTGCAGTGATAGAAGCATTTAGAGGAGTGGGTAAATCCTACATCACCAGTGCTTATGTCACATGGAGACTTCTCAAAGATCCTGAAGCAAAAGTGCTGGTGGTATCTGCAAGTAAGATCAGAGCAGACGACTTTAGTACATTTACCCAGAGATTGATCTCAGAACTGCCTGTGCTGCATCATTTACGATCACGGGAGGGACAGAGGCAGTCTAAAGTTTCTTTCGATGTCGGCCCTTCTAAGGCTTCTCACAGCCCTTCTGTAAAAAGTGTAGGAATTACAGGTCAACTTTCAGGGTCCAGAGCAGACCTGATCGTAGCAGACGATGTGGAAGTACCTAATAACAGTATGACTCAGACCATGAGAGACAAGCTCAGTGAGTCTGTGAAGGAGTTTGATGCTGTACTGAAACCAGATGGAACCATAGTATACTTAGGTACACCACAAACTGAAATGTCCCTTTATGAAACATTACCAGAAAGAGGGTACGAGACACGTATCTGGCCTAGTAGATACCCCACACACCAGCAGCTTCTTAGGTATAATAATCGTCTAGCACCTTTTATACAGGAGAAACTGGAAAAGGAAAACAAAGAAGGGGAACCTACAGATCCACTTAGGTTTGATGATGAGGATCTTCTTGAACGTGAACTCTCGTATGGTCGTTCTGGGTTTAACCTACAGTTTCAACTGGACACCTCACTGTCAGATGCAGATCGATACCCATTGAAACTAAGTGATCTCATTATTATGGCTTGTGATGACACAACAGCACCTGAAAAACCTGTGTGGAGTCGTGATGGTAATAATAAGATTACAGACCTGCCGAATGTAGGACTTCCTGGGGATTCATATTACGGTCCTGAGACAAAGTTAGGAGATTGGCTACCGTATAGTGGCAGTGTCATGGCAGTAGACCCTAGTGGGCGAGGAAAAGACGAATGTGGGTATGCTGTGGTTAAAATGTTGAACGGATACCTCTATGTCACAGAATGCGGTGGGATACAGGGGGGATACAATGAAAGTAATCTCAGGGCATTGTCAGTCATAGCAAAACGTAATGCTGTCAATATGATTGTTATTGAAAGTAACTTTGGAGATGGAATGTTCATGGAACTGTGGAAACCAGTTCTCTTGAAAATCTATCAGGTGACAATGGAAGAGATACGTTCTAATGTACAAAAAGAAAGACGTATATGTGACACAATTGAACCTGTGATGAATTCTCATAGGTTGGTGATTGATCCTAAAGTTATTGAAAATGACTATAAGACTGTGCAACATTATCCTGCTGAGTTGCAGTGTAAATACATGCTGATGCACCAGATGACTAGGATCACCAGGGATAAAGGTGCTTTGACACATGATGATAGGTTAGATGCACTGGCTATGGCAGTAAAATACTGGGTAGACCAAATGGCAGCAGATGCTGACGTTAAAATACAGGACAGGAGAGATGAACTGTTTGATATGGAGATAGAAAAGTTTGTAGCAGGTGTAATGGGCAAGGAACACGTTGAAAATAAACAGCTTACGTGGTTTTAGGTATGAAAGGGCCATTATTAACTATGGCTAGGTTACACTTATATATTATAATACCCTTACTCTGCCTATCCGGCTAGTTTCTATACACCACTGAGTCCGGCTGTGTACGACATAGACTCTTCACCACAAATATTTAAAGAAAAAATATGAGGGGGTATAGCGATGTGTGGGTCGGAGAGTGTCCCCCATCTCCTTTTTTTTATTTTTTCGCCATTTTTCCGCATTTTATTGCGTATATCCTTGATTTTATTGAGGATTTAATAGATGTGGGATCTATTTTTGCTGTTTTGGCTATACATTTTATCTTTTAGCTTGATTTTTTGTCTGTTTTTGTGTTATTTTATCTGTGTATTTTTTTTCTTTATCAATAATTTCAGTGGTTTACAGCTAACACACTGATATTGTTGATAATCTTTTTTCTTGACCATTCACTGCACTTGTGAGATCATCTTCCTAGTTCAATTGATATGAATCATTTTTAATTCATTTTAATTTTTTACTTGACATATTAAATCATTTGTGAGATCATATTAAACATGAAACGAAAGCACGGCGAGCTACTGATCGATTTCAGACCGACCGAGAAAGTTTCTTCTATATATAATATGAATAAACAGTGATTGAAAAAAAGTCTTGACAAATTAAATCGAATGTGAGATAATTCAATCAGTGAGTTAAAACAGTAACATTGAGAAAGCGTATGAATCTCAAAGATAGGTTCTCTGCTTTAATAGATGCTAAAGAGCATTTATTAATAGCTAAAAGAACAATTCAAAAACACAGATTCAATTTCAACAAAGAAGAAGAAGAAGAGCTTTGTATGAAAGTTGAAGAGTGCTTGAAATTGTTCAATCAGTACACAGTGAAAACTGTAAAAGAAAACGCTTGACAATTAATCCTAGATATGAGATAATCTTATCATGGACAATAAAGAAATAAGACTTGCAAAGCTCAAAAGAGCTTTCAAGACTTGGAAAGCAAAAGAAGATAGGATCAATGAGTCCTATATTATTGACTATGAATCACTTCCAACGGATTTGATTCAAGATAATCAAGATGATTTGATTGACTATCTGCCAAATTTTGCTTGACATTTCAACCTGGATGTGAGATAATATCACATACAGTTAAAACAGAGACAGAACATGACAGAACAAACTTATAATGTTCTGCCTGTTCCAAGCTCAAAAGGTGTGATTAAAACACAGACATTCCGTGATACTAGGATTGAACCTGTGTTGAATGTGAAAGCATTCATGAATTTTAATCACAATGAGGAATGGAAAAAAGCCATTGATCGTAATGGTAAGAAGTCCAGAGCAAAAGGAACAGAGCAGAAAAAACCTAGATCCATTCGCAGGAATGGTGAAACTATTGTGATCCAAGCGGTCACAGTAGAAAATGACAAGACTGTGCCTAAATGGGAACGTGAAGGATACGAGTCTTATAATGACTATATCAGATGTCGAGTCCATAGAGGAAAATATAAGTCTTGACATATTGCATCACTTGTGAGATAATCTTCTCATAGTGATGATAACATTCAAATCTGAAAGGTTCTATGAATTATATTCATAAGCTCCAAGAAGAGAATAAAGAGCTTAAATCTAAGCTCAATGAAGCTCTTCATCACACAGAACATTTATGGGATTACGCTAATTCCGATAAGTTCATGGGTGAAATTGAAGATCAATATATCAATAAGAAAGATATATTCCTGAGAGTTGAACCTATATTGAGAGAGTTAAGATGAACCATAAAGAATACAATGGTTGGTACAACTATGAGACATGGTGTTTCAATGTCCATCATTGCGGTGATGACTTCAATGAAACTATCCAAAGTATCATAGACAACTATGAGAGAGAATTGGGTGATCCTCTCACAGATGAAGAACGGCATGTAATACAATTAAGTGTTCATCTAAAGGATTATCTTAATGAGTTTTATCATGAACACACTGAAACTCAATGGACATTACTAGATGATCTCTTGATGGGTGCAATCCAGGAAATTAATTGGCATGAACTTGCTAAGAATTACTATCAATCATACTTAGAAGATTATGGAAAATAGACCAATTCCAAAAAGGGTCACAATCCATGATCCTAAGAAGGACACAACTAAAGAGTATGAGGTTTATGGTACTTATGAATCTGGATCAAGAGGACATGAACTAAAGTATGGCACAAATGGACTCATACATGGTCTATGTCATTGGCCTGAAAGAAGAGTAAAAAAAGCTCATACAAGCGGTAGATTTTACACCTATCATTGGGAGTAATATGGAAAGAAAACAGCTCTTAGTAAGAATGGACAACATACCAGATGGTCTAAATGGTTTTGTCTATGAATTAACAGAATCACAGATCAAGTATGTTAAAAACATAGGTGAATACCGTGGCAGATACTATGTTGAACTAATGAGTGATGGGGAAATGTTGATTTATGAGACTTTCATCACTTATCAGAAAGCAGTAAATCAGGTTATAAACTTTGTATCCTGTACTGCATGGAAAAGAGATAAAACTGAACTAGCATGGGACATACTTAGAAACAAACTTGTCCCTACACTAACTTCGTGAAAAAGCATGATTGATAAATCCTACACGTGCAATCAATGCAGTCGTAGAACGGTAAGACCTGACCGTATCTGCCAGGAATGCAGTGATTACAATGAAAAGTATTATGACCTTAGATCAATAGAAGTCGCATTGATTCAAGGTGATAGTAAAAGTGAAAAGTATCTAAATCAATTTAGTAGTCGGTTTGGTGTAGGTTCTGGGCATAGTACCAGAAAACGTAATGGAAACAAGTATGTGAAATTCTATGAAAACTTTAATCCATGTTAATCAGCATCATGTAAAGCATAATAAAAAGCATGGTACTGATTTACCACCAATCACAGTGAAAACCTACAAATCGAACATTAAATGTTCAGAAGTAGCTTTCACTTGTGGAAGGGTTGTCTATCAACCCGATAAACCTCTGTCCTGTGGTGCAACCCTATGGATAGAAACTGATCAACCTGTAACTATTTTAAGATGATGCAAATAGTTTCAACTGAGTATAAAGGTGACCTGACTTTTCTTTTTGAACCAAGAGATACTGGTTGGAAAAGAACACTACATTATCCTATTAATGAACGTGCTCAAGCACTTTGTTCATTACTAAAAGTAGATTCACTTTCTGAAGAGAAAGCACAGTTTATTCATAAGCATTTGTTCCCATTACAATTTAAAACTGAGGAGAAATGGTATGAAACAGCCTAATCCTTATCAAGTATCAATAGATGGTGAACCTATTGGACCATTTGAAGTAGTGTCAACGGATGGGAATCCGATTACCAAAGAGTACATTCTTGATTACTTCAAACGTAAAGGTAGAAATGCAAAGAGTTGGGGAGGTGCATTATTGAGACAGTCTTATATGGAAAAGTTAGAAAGTTTTGGTGCTATGACTGAATTCAATAATCTTGTCGAATCAGGAGAAATAAAAAATGAAACAACTTAAATATAAGTTAATCGGATGTACTGGATGTAATAAAAGCAGATACAGTACTTCATTCTATGAAGAAGAATTGGAAACAGAATACACATGTTACCAATGCCAAGGATTAATCAAATCAAAAAACCCTTATGCAAAATCAAACTAAACTAACACCAGGAATGGCATTAAGATACTGCAATACTCAAGATAAGTATATTAAGCAGTTAGGACAGTTAAACGATTGGGCAAGTGAGCCTGATAACACAACTAAGTGTGATTCAATATTAAAACTATTAGAGCAAATGACTCACACTCAAAGTTTAATAAGACTATGGGAAAATCGAATAGAACAAAAGGCATAGAGAATAGAGGATCACAGATCCATAAAAACAAGAAGAGACATTATTATTTATATCCGAAATTTGATGAATGGTATGAACAGTTAACCAAAAATGAGGAGGAACATGATGTACCTCGTAGGAATCCTGGTAACGCTATTGATTTCAGTAGCGATAGGGATGCTTTGGATAACGCTTAATTACTATGTTGAGATTAAGTTAACTCCAAAGTGTTTATGGTGTGGTGAAGAAAAATCAGATCACTTTCTCAATAAGGAGGATATTGATCAATGTATAGAGAACACAATCCCCAGTGCCGTGAGATAATGCAGGGTTCGGTTGAAGGTATGATGCAGGGATATGCTTTAGCAAGCATAAGTATGCGTACCAGAACCGATAGACTCTGTATTGAAATGCAAGAGTATAGGGATCAAGGATTTGCTTGTAAGCCTATCCAAAAGATGCCTAATAAGAGAAACGGTGCAAAGTATGTCTATGAGAATAGATATGAATTGTACGCTGACTCTATGAAGATCATAAAATCCAAGAAAAAGGATTCAGATAGAGACTTCATTATGAGGTGGCTTGAAGTTCCTGGTCTTGGTATTCCTAAAGCTGCATTTGTAGCTCAATTGATGAATGGGTGGGCAGGTTGTTTTGATGTCCATAACATTAAAAAGTATATGCCAGATGTGGATGCCAAAAAAGGTACTCCGAATAGGTGGCAAACCAGTGGTAATAGTCAAGAGACTAAGAATAGAAAGACTCTTGATTACCTGGACTTCTGCCGTAAGATCGGTGGATGTGGGCATCTATGGGATCAATGGTGTAATGCCAGACCCTTGGAAATGCCTAAACTCATTGATGGTGAACACTTGTCTAGTCTTCATCCTCAATGGCTAACTACGTAGAAATTCATCTACGTGTAATTTTAATCTTGACATAGGATAGACTATGCAATACATTAATCAAATCAGTGCAGATAATCGTAATGCACGTAGCATGTTAATGATTCTTGAACATGCTCAACGTGGTAATTGGCTCAATTATAAGGGCCGACAAGGACGGTACATAGGCAAGGACCATACAGGTTGGCATCACATTGTCTGGAAGGACAGATGTTGGGATGCAATCGACATGGCAAAGCAAGTGTCAGAAGCGACACAGAACTTAATACAACTCCTTGAGAGGAATAAGTGAGTAAAAGTCTCTATGAAATGGGTAGATCAGAGTCCTTTAAAATTATTTCAGAAAAGAAGGACAACTTCGGTTTCACATTTGAACAGTTTGAAAAAGCAGGTGAGAACTATGCTAACCAACTCTCACAGAAAGAGTTGATAGCTAATGTCGCTCAAGATGAAGCAATGTTCTTGTGGGACTGTGATGATCAAGAAGAAGTTGAACGCTGTATGGAACTTTATGGAGAAATCAATGCCTAGTGTAGAATTTGTGTTTCCAGGCCAGGATAAGCCTGTAGTAGTTCCTGAAAAGATAGTTTCAGGTTTATGCGATAACCCCAAGATCCTAGCTAATTTTATTAAAACTAATTTGAAAGGAAAAGAAAATGCCAGTAAGTCTAGTAAAATGGACAGATCAGACTCGAAATGAGCAAATGCCTCACTCACATAAAAATGTTGCACGTGAGGTAATGTATTATAGCGAGTCTCGTAAGGAATGGATGAGTTTAGACGATATGAACATTGAGCATATCAAGAATCTACTCATCAAAGTCTTAGCCAAAGACTACAACGGACGTTTTCGTGTAGTTACTTCTGAAACTACTCGCAATGTAGATGAATATGCAGTCACAGGACACGTTCAGTAGTTTGTTTGAGAAATTAGATGATGAGTCTAAGACTAGGCTTGCATCTCATTTTTTCAATCTCATGCAGATTTTTGTAGGTCAGACTCACGCTATCTTGAATGATCAGGATCTGACTGCAATGCAAGCATATCAGTTTATGCAGAAAGAACTGCATGATTTCCTAGAAGCTACACAGGATGTTATTGCTTCTGAGTATGATAGTGTTGAACCACAAGTGCTTAATTGATATGAGAGAATTATTCTTTTATTTAGTTGCAATGTGTATCTTAGGATACTTTCTTTCTTTTCAGTGGACACGTGTGATTGTAAATATGAAACAGGATGTGCCGTATGTTGCTGAAAATCGGAGAATACGAGATCTTTTTGACTCGTAATAAAGCGATATGTGACACTAAATTACCCTTGATTTATTTTAAGCGGTATGATAATGTTACGTATGTTAGTTTATTTGGAATTAGATTAACTTTATCATAAAGAAAGGCGGATTATGCAAACTCAAAAAATTAGGAAGTCAAAAATTTGGCAACGACCATCCCGTAACAGCAGAAGAGCTTGGATATTCAGGCATCCACCCAATCGAGGAGGTACTGGATGATAAGACTCAATAAAATTGCAACCAATTGGAAAAATAAATGGTTTTCCAAAATGGAACGGGAATCTTCATTTATTATGAAATGGATAATCTATAAAACAGATCCACCTGAATGACTCAAGAAAGGCTAAGTCCCGATAAACAGGCCAAAAAATTGAGTCGGAGTTGTTGGTGGTGTTGTCAACTTTAAAAAAGCACTATGGAACAGTACAATGAACTTAAAAAGCTTAAGCGTGTGCTTAACCGTTTTCAAGAGCTTGATATGGAAATGCAGATTCCTACGATACTTATATTGTTAGAAGCTGCTATGCAAGACCCTAAGTATCCTAAGTCTGTTAAGGCTTTAGGTGCATTAGCAGGTCAAAAGTCTGGTAGTGCATCACGTAATGTGATGGCATACTGTGAACGTAACCGTGTTAAAGATAACGGTCATGGTCTTCTCAAGACTGAGGAGAATCCAGAGTTCAGAGTAGAGAAGTTAGTCAGTATGACACCAAAAGGTGACTTATTCGTTCAATCTCTTGTGGATATATTGAATGAGCATTAGAAAGCGTGGTAACTCATTTAGAGCAGAGATCACATTCAAAGGTCAGCGTTATAATGCTTCCTTTCCCAATCATAGTGAAGCACAGTTTTGGGAACAGGACATGCTCTTTAAATTACGAAACGGTGTAGACGTTACACTGAAGAAGGATGTATGGACTCTTAGTGAGGGTTTCAGTAAAACCTATCAACTTGAGTGGGCCAATACACGTGGAGAAAAAACTCAACGTATCAATGGCAAGCAGTTGATGGATTACTTCGGGCCGAATACCCTTCTTGACTCAATCGACACTGAAAGTGTTCTTGAGTTTAAACTGTATTGTAAATCAGAAAAGAAAAACTCTGATGCAACAGTCAATAGAAAGTACTCTTGTCTTAGTAAGATATTTTCTATTGCTGAACAATATAAGAAATGTAACCAGAAACCATCGTTTATCTGGGAATCAGAACCTGATGGAAAGATCCGTTGGTTAACCTGGGAAGAGGAGGATCAGTACCTTCTTTACTTTGAGGATAACCAACAGATCAAAGACATCATAATGTTGGGATGTGATACTGGTATGAGAGCAGGTGAAATGTTAAGTGTACCTTTCACTGATTATCAGAATGGAAAAGTTAACATTTGGGTTAATAAAAATGATAAACCTAGATCAGTACCTCTAACACCTAGAGTCCTTGAGATGATAGGTAGAAGACAGATGCAAGATCCTTATGCTACTACTCCATTTAGTTATTCGTATTCATGGATTCGTAAATTGATCAAAAAAGCATCTGAAGATCTACAGTATCCAGATGTTACTATTCACACTTTACGTCACACTTTTGCTTCACGTTTAGTGCAAGCAGGAAGACCTATTTCCAACATCCAAGAATTGATGGGACACAAAACTTCTGCCATGACACAGAGGTATGCTCACCTTGCACCTGATCACGGTACAGAAGACATAAGTGTACTGGTAAATCGTGGCGTTGAAATGGCGAAATCAGGCGTAAAAATGGCGGAAAATTACGCCAACATTCAAAAAGCTGAATACGTAACCCATTGATATTACTAAGGAGAGATGGCCGAGTGGTCGAAGGCGGTAGACTCGAAATCTACACTTATTAATTCCACACATAAGATTATAGCTAAATGATTGAATCTATTAAAGGTACTGAAGACATAAATCTATTCTCACACGTGAGATAATAATTGACCCTGGCGTAAAATGGCGAAATTGGAAACTCTTGAAGAAAAGCAGTTAAGCCTTGAAGAAGGCATGGTAAACTATGGGATTAAGAAGTACAGAAAGCAGGTAAGAGAAGCTCAACAGAAGGGTACTGAAAGTACATCTTTGCACGGCATTATGCTCATGAAACATAGTGTAGATGCAGTGGAAAAGAAACTCGGAAAGTTTCTCAAAGAATCGTTTTCTGGTGAAGTAGGAAAGAAACATCATGTAGCATCTTTTTTAGTGCAATTAGACACTGATGTAGCATCCTACATAGCACTTAAATTATCTATTGATGGTATTAGCTATAGGAAAAATTTTACTGCTGTGGCATCTAAAATAGGACAGGCAATTGAGGATCAGATTAAGTTTAAAATATGGGAAGATCACGATAGAAAGACCTTTAACTTTCTAAAAGAAACTTTATCCAAAAAGACATCATCAAGACACTTTAAAAGGTACGGACTAATAAGAAAATGTAAGTCCCTTATTGAAGTAGAAAACTTAGATTTCTGGAGTGTCAAAGAAAGAACTCATGTTGGATCTAAGATGCTTGATTTAGTAGTTCTTGCTACTGGTTTATTGAAAATCCAGGTAATGACGAGAGCAAGAAATAAAAGAGAGTTATGGATATTACCAACAGAAAAATGTGTAGAATGGATTAATCTAGTAAACCAAAGAGGAGAAGTACTTGGTCCTGCATATAAACCTATGATTACACCACCTAAGTACTGGACTAATTTCAGTAATGGTGGTTACTTGAGTCACAGAATACCTTTTGTGAAGGTGCGTAACAAAGTAGTGATGGAGGATCTTGAGAAGTTAGATTATGGAGTTGAGTACCAGTGTGTAAATGCTTTACAAAACACAAAATGGAAAATTAATAAGCCTGTCTATGATGCACAGGTTTATGCATGGGAAAATAGAATTGAGCTAGGTTCACTTCCTACTAAAGAATCAGTTGTGATACCTCCTGCACCAGTTCCACGTGACATGAAAAAGTCGGATATGGGTCAGGAAACTTTTGAGAAATTTATTGATTGGAAGGTAGCAGCATCTGAGATTTATGCAGAGAACGTAAGGAGAACCAGTAAGGTTATCCAGTTCATGAGGACAATAAAAATTGCAGAAGAATATTCAAAGTATAACGAATTTTACTTTCCATATAACTGCGATTTTAGAGGACGTAAATATACAATTCCTGCTTTCCTATCTCCACAAGGTCCAGAGTACAGTAAAGCATTACTTACATTTTCAGAAGGTAAACCTATAGAGACACAGGAGCAGGAAGATTGGCTTGCTATACACGGAGCAAACTGTGCAGGAGTGGATAAGGTATCCTTTTATGATCGCATCAAATTTGTAAGGGATAACAATGATGCAATCATACAGTCGGCCCAGAACGGACTTAATTGCGAGTTTTGGCAGAAAATGGATGATCCTTGGTTGTTTTACGCATTTTGCCATGAATGGGCAGAGTACAAAAGACATGGAAAAGGATACCTATCTTCACTTCCTATAGCCCTGGATGGATCTAACAATGGACTTCAACATTATAGTGCAATGTTACGTTGTCCAGTTGGAGGTAAAGCTACAAACTTAACTTCAGAAAACATTCCACAAGATATTTATCAAGATGTTGCGGATGAAACTCTTATTGAAGTAAAGAAACTAGCTGATCAAGGAGATCCTACAGCAAAACTATGGGTAGACTCAGGACTTATCAACAGGAAAATGACAAAACGTCCTGTGATGGTAGTTCCGTATGGTGGAACTCTTTACAGTTGTCGAAACTACATAGAAGACTATGTACGAGACATGTTTTATAAGGGATATAAAAACCCTTGGCAGGGTCAGCCCTTGTACAAACCTATAAATTGGTTATCTCAACATGTCTGGGAAGCAATTGGAAAAGTTGTAGTTTCAGCAAGAGAAGCAATGGGATGGATAAGAGGAGTAGCAAGAGATCTATCTAATAATAACACTCCTTTAATATGGAAAACCCCTACTGATTTTGTAGTTTATCAACAGTACCCAAACATAAAAAAACATAGGATAAAGACTACTATTGATGGAAACCTAGTCAGACCAACATTAAACACAGAAGACGATAGAACTATAGACAGGACACGTGCGGTAAATGGGTCAGCCCCAAACTTTGTACACGCATTAGATGCTTCTGCCTTGACAAATACCGTCTACATGTGCAATAATGACGGAATTGATTCATTTTGCATGATTCACGACTCCTATGGAACTCATGCAACCAACACTCCTCTACTTGCAAAACGCTTGAGAGAAGCATTTGTAAATCTCTACAAGCAGTATGATGTATTGGAGGATTTTCGCCAATCGGCCCTTGAGGTATTAGATGAAGTTCCAGATCCTCCGAAGAAGGGAAATTTGGATCTTGATCAGATCATGGAGTCTAAGTATTTTTTTGCATAAATTCAATCACTTGTGAGATAATACCATGAAAGGGCCATTATTAACTATCTATCATGTCAAACCTAATTAAAACAGTTAAACGGTTGATCCGTGAAGATCAGCCTATTCCAGTTGATGTTGAAGCCAAGCTCTTGGAGCACGGTGTAGATGTCAACTACTTAATCAACCATTTCTCAAGGAAGATATGGCAGTAAAACGAGAGGTATCTCCGAAAGGAGTTGGGAGGTTTGTGATGATCGACAAACCATCAACCAAGTTTAAGGAAGATGGTGAGTATATTGTCAAACTTGCTCTCCCTGCTTCATCTAAACAAGCAAAATCCTTCATGAAGAAGATTGATTCATGGTTGGAGGAATGTTGGGAGGTACATGAATCCAAAAGGAAAGCACAGCCACCTTATGTTGAGGATGGAGATGAGATTATCTTTGTCTTCAAGCAAAACGGAGTGTTCCGCAGTAAGAAAGATAAGTCCACTCGCAAAGTGACTATTAATGTGGTCGATTCCAAGCTCAGTCCTATCAAAGTTAATGTAGGAGCAGGTAGCGAACTGAAGGTGTCTTTCCGTCCTTCTTATTACAAATCACCAGGAGGTGATGGTGTGAAGATGTATATGGATGCAGTGCAAGTACTTAATTTGGTGGAATATGTACCACAGTCGGAACTTGGGTTCAGTGAAGAAGAAGGATTTGAAGCCTCAGAAGAAGAGATCACAGACGGATTCAAAGAGGAGGATGGGTACGAAGCAGACACAGAAGACGAAGAAGACTTCTGAAAATAAGTACCGTTCAAAACTTGAAGAGTCTGTTGCGGAAGATTTAGAGAACAAGAAAGTCAGCTACATGTATGAATGGGATTGGATCGATTACACAGTCACACGTAAGTACAAACCTGACTTTCTATTACCTAACCAGATCCATGTAGAGGTGAAAGGTTACTTTAGATCTGCTGACCAAAGAAAACATAAAGCAATTAAGAAACAGCATCCTGAGATTGATCTTAGGTTTGTGTTTCAAAATGTAAATTCGAGAGTGCAAGGAAGTCAAATGACATGTGCCGAATGGTGCAACAAATACGGCTTCCTGTACGCAGAATCAGTCATTCCTAAACAATGGATCAAGGAAAGAAAAAAACAAAATGCTATACGAAGAAAAAGAGGATGAAAACGATGGTACTGATGAGGACATGGAAGTGAGATCAACAGTACAAGAAGAACAGTATGAGGACGACACTGAATACACAGAACGATTTAGCCTAAAGATGGAAGCAGGATGGAATCCTATGGGTGAACGTCTGTGGAGAGGTGCTCATGATTGGGACCGCACAGTTGAAATGAAGTTTGAAGGTGAGTATTTGGGAGAAATACTTGACCAGTTTAAAACCTTTATGAAGGCATGTGGTTTCAGCTATGTGACAAAGCTAACTGCAACCTCAATCAGTGGTGAAGAGTACGAGTCAGAAGAAGACATGTAATGGAAGAGGAATCTAGGTGTGTGGATCATGTTCCTTGCCCTTCTTGTGGGTCACAGGACAACCTTGCGTTATATGATGACGGACATGCTTGGTGCTTCACTCCAGGGTGTGGCTATCGTGTTTCTAAACATAATTCACAGGATGATAAGGTGGAATTCGTAGACGGTGTGTGTGAAGAACTCAGAAAACGTAAGGTTAATTCTGAGACAGTAGAAAAGTGGGGCTATGAGACAGGTACTTTTAAAGGTAAGAAGGTACAGATTGCCAACTATAAAAGTGCAGGTCGAGTGGTTGCACAGAAACTTAGATTCCCTAATAAAGACTTCCTCTTTGTAGGAGACATAAAAAACGCTGGCCTATACGGTCAGCACCTATGGAGAGATGGTGGGAAAATGGTGACAGTAGTTGAAGGTGAAGTGGATGCACTTTCAATGTCACAAGCACTTGGAAATAAATGGCCTGTGGTCAGTATTCCTAATGGTGCTGCTGGAGCTAGGAAAGCAATGGCACGTGAACTTGAGTGGCTTGAGAAGTTTGAAACTGTAGTACTCATGTTTGATCAAGACGATGCAGGTGCAAAGGCAGTAGAAGAGTGTGTCCCACTATTCTCTCCTGGGAAGGTAAAAGTCGCATCTCTACCTCTGAAAGATCCTTCGGAGATGCTGATGCAAGGGAGAGAAAAGGAACTGGTTAATGCTATCTGGGATGCAAAAGTCCATCGCCCAGATGGGATTATAGATGGAAAAGATCTTTGGAATCTTGTTGCGACACAGGAAACAGCAGAATCTGCTCCATATCCTTTTGGTTCCCTGAACTCTATGACTCAAGGCATTAGGAAGGGGGAGATTGTTACACTCACGGCAGGTTCGGGAGTAGGTAAGTCTCAAGTCTGTCGTGAGATTGCTAATCATCTTCTTCTTATGGGCCATAAGGTTGGTTATCTAGCCCTTGAAGAGAATAACAGAAGGACTGCATTAGGATTCATAGGACTGTATTTAAACAAGCCCATACACCTTCAGAATGTTGAAGTGGAGGATGAGGATCTAAAACAGGGGTTTGACCAGACACTTGGTACAGGAAACATTTACCTGTATGACCATTGGGGTTCAGTTGATCCTGACAATCTGATCAACAAGATCAGGTATATGGTAAAAGGTCTGGGGTGCGAGTACATCATACTCGATCACATAAGCATTGTTATCTCAGGACTCGACAGAGGAGATGAAAGACGGTTACTTGACTTTGTTATGACCAAATTACGCTCACTTGTAGAAGAAGTGCAGTGTGGACTTATTTTAGTATCACACTTACGCAGACCAAGTGGTGATAAGGGTCATGAAGATGGAGCAAGAACTTCTCTTAGTCAACTTAGAGGCAGTCATGGTATAGCACAACTTAGTGACATCGTTGTGGGCTGTGAAAGAGATCAACAAGGTGAGAATCCTAACCTGACTACAGTTCGAGTATTAAAGAACAGATGGACGGGTGAAACAGGGAAAGCGTGTAAATTGGAATATTCAAAGGATACAGGTCGCATGACTGAAGTAGACTTTGGACATGACAATGATGACGATCCCTATGGATTTAATAAAAACAATGAAACCTCGGATTTTTAATGAAAAAAATTAGAGCAATTTTAATAAATGCGTTTTGCATATTATTCCTGAATACGTGCTTTCAGCCAGCGTATGGGAAAGGGCAAAAGTTTAAAGGTGATTACAGTAGCCAGATGATAAGAACATTATGGATGGCATGTAACAATGCGTTACACATGAACGATCCAACTACTCCAGCTATGGTAAAGGCAGTATTGTGTGACTGTGTAACAGATTCTCTTAGAAAGAAAGTCAGTTATGATGAGTTTTTAACTATGGACTCTCCTACAAGACAAGATTTATCTGGAAATCTTACAAATCAGTGCATGATGGAACTTAGAGGAGAAAAACCAGTATAAATTCAAAGCAACTCCAGCGAGAGAGCAAAATGAATAGATACATTCTTGATTTAGAAGCAGATGGTTTGCTTGCCACTGTAAGTAAAGTCTTTGTCATCGTGATTAAGAACATTGATTCAGGTGAACGATGGGTCTTAACAGGTGACAAAGAAATCAAAGAAGGTCTTGCAAGAGTACAGGATCAGCATCTCATTGGACACAACTTGATTGGGTATGATCTTGAGGTACTAAAGAGATTGTACGGTTACACGATGGACATTGAGAACGTCACAGACACACTTGTACTTTCACGTTTAATTTATTCAGACATGAGAGCACGTGATTCAAAGTCTAAGGTGATGTCCACACGTTATTGGGGTAGTCATTCCCTGGAAGCATGGGGTCACAGACTACAGAAGCTCAAAGGCGATTACGGTAATGGTGATAATGCATTCACAGAACTATCAGAAGAGATGGTTGATTACTGTATCCAAGATGTTGAGGTTACAGAAGAACTGTACACGAAACTGCACAACAAGACTTCTGAATCAGCATCTGATCTTGAGCACAAGGTAGCAGACATTTGTTACAAGCAGGAACACTACGGTTTCCCATTTGACGTACCTAAAGCTGCTTCTCTTTATGCAACTTTGTCAGAAAGACGGTCTATTCTTTTCAAAGAATTACGATCTGCATTTGGATCGTGGATTTTAGATGAGGGAGAACGGAAGAAAGGATTGTACCACAAGATCAAGATCGTGGACTTCAATCCTAACTCAAGACAGCACATTGCAAAGAGACTAAAAGAGTTACGAGGATGGAAACCGATAGAGTTTACACCGTCAGGTGAAGCAAAGGTGGATGAGAAAGTTCTCCTAGCATTGGACTTTCCTGAAGCTCAGTTGATGGCAGAGTACTTTATGTTGAACAAAAGGATTGGTCAACTTGCAGAAGGTGATCAAGCATGGCTTAAACTCGAAAGAAATGGAAGGTTACATGGTAGGGTCAACACAATGGGGTCAGTCACAAGTCGTTGCTCTCATTCGCATCCGAACCTCGCTCAAGTTCCGAGCGTTAAAGCACCCTATGGGAAGCAGTGCAGAACGCTTTTTAAATCAGATGAAGGCTTTTCCCTTTTGGGAACTGATATTTCTGGTCTTGAACTGCGGTGCTTGGCTCACTATATGGGCAGGTTTGACGGTGGTTCATACGGTAAGATCCTTCTTGAAGACGATATTCATACTGCCAATCAAGAAGCTGCTGGATTATCTACAAGGGACCAAGCGAAAACTTTCATATACGGTTTCCTGTATGGTGCAGGAGACAACAAAATCGGTCAAATCGTTGGTAAGGGGGCAAAGGAAGGAAAGAAACTAAAGGATAAATTTCTTACACAATTACCTGCATTAAAGAACCTCAAACAAGCAGTGCAAAAACGTGCTAAACAGGGTTGGGTCTTAGGTCTGGATGGTCGAAAAGTACCGATCAGATCTGAACATGCTGCTCTAAACACTCTACTGCAATCCGCAGGTGCAATCATCTGTAAAAGATGGGTGGTCGAACTGGATCGAATGCTCCAAGAGTCCAAGTATGAATACGGTAAGGACTACGCACAGGTAGCATTCGTTCATGATGAAATACAAATGTTAGTTCGTGAAGGGATTGAAGATGAAATCGGAAAAATTGCGGTCAGAGCAATTGGAGTTGCAGGGGATACTTACAAATTTAGAATCCCCCTTACAGGTGAATTTAGGTACGGAGCCAATTGGTCGGCTACCCACTAGCAGGATAGGACAAGCAGGTGAACATCTTGTATGTTATTTGTTCCACATGTGGAATTACAATATACATCAGACATTGGACCCTACTTGTGTTTATGATTTTGCTGTAGAGAGAAACGGAGTGTGGAAAACTTTACAGGTAAAACACACTACAACTAAGTGGGCAAGGATTAAGAAACACGATGATGCAAAGAACTATGTAGAAGGTGATTTTGATTACCTTTGTGCGTGTACTTTTCCTTACGTTTATATAGTTCCATTTAAAAAATTAGAATGTAAAACATCATTCGCATTTTCTAAGTATCCAGAATACAAATGGGATTTAAACGATCCAGATACTTATAACATTCGCCCAGATATAGTCCAATGAAGAAAGTACCTGACCAAGTGATTGCATTTATTGATGCAGATATATGGGTCTACAGAATCACATCTTCCTGTGAAGAAGCTATCAATTGGAAGAATGATTTGTGGACCATGCACTGTGATTTAGCACAGGTAAAAACATTAATAGATGATGCAGTAGTTGACCTTAAAGAACGCATGGAAGCTACAAGTGTAGTTATGTGTTTTAGTGGTCCAAATAATTTCAGGAAAAAATTAAATCCAGAATACAAGTTTCATCGTGCTACTACACGGAAACCTATGTGCTACGTTCCTGCAATTAATTACTGCAAGGAGAACTACTCCTGTATCATCGAACCTACATTAGAAGCTGATGATGTTATCGGTATTCATACATCAAAAATTGATGACGAGGTTCAACGTGTGGTTGTAAGTGAAGACAAAGATCTTTTCACAATCCCAGGGTTTCACTGGGATGATGATCTCAGTATGACCTACTACCACACAGAGGAAATGGCAGACTACCAGTTCCTTACTCAAACTCTCACTGGAGACACCGCAGACAATTACAAAGGATGTCCTAAGATCGGTCCCAAGTCAGCAGAGAAAGTACTGGACCTAAATACAAATGACTTCTCAATCCTTTGGGAAGCAGTGAAACAGACCTACATTAAGGCTGGTCTGACTGAAGACGATGCGATTATGAACGCACGTATGGCACGTATCCTCAGACATGGAGAGTACGTTAATAATAAACCTGTATTATGGAGTCCTTATGTCAGCTAACTATGTGAAGTACTCAGAAGAGTATGACGAGTTTCAGAATCCTAAACATTATACAGATAACTTTGGTATTGAACCTATAGATTTTATAAAGGCAAACGAAATGGACTTTCTCGAAGGTAATATTATAAAGTACGTATCAAGATACCCACATAAAGGTGGTGTAAGGGATCTTAGAAAGGCACAAGTATATCTTAATTGGTTAATCGAAAGGGAGGAAGCAAATGTATGAACTACCTACAGATTACCAGAAGTACATTCACCTCTCACGTTACTCACGATGGAACTATGAAAAAGAATCCAGAGAAACGTGGGATCAGACTGTAGGTAGATACTTTAGTTTCTTTAGAAAACACTTAGAAAAACAATGTGGATACATCATCACATCAGATGAGTATTCAGAACTTAGTCAAGCAGTATTAATGCTAGATGTAATGCCCTCAATGCGATGCTTGATGACCGCAGGACCAGCGTTAGAGAAAGAGAATGTAGCAGGGTACAACTGTTCATACATTCCCATAGACTCCATGCGTAGTTTTGATGAACTCCTTTATGTTCTTATGAACGGAACTGGAGTGGGATTTTCAGTAGAAGATAAGTACACATCACAGTTACCTATGGTTCCCAATGAACTACACCCTACTGACACATGCATCATGGTGCGTGATAGTAAACTTGGATGGGCAAAGGCATTCAGGGAACTAATGAGTCTACTTTACGCTGGTCTCATACCAACTTGGGACTTATCAAAAGTAAGACCAGCAGGATCAGTACTAAAAACATTTGGAGGTAGGGCAAGTGGTCCTGTCCCATTGAATAAACTATTCCTCTTTACTTGTAAGCTATTTGAAAATGCAAAAGGAAGAAGACTTAGACCCATCGAGTGTCATGACATCGTTACAAAAACGGCAGAAGTTGTGGTCGTTGGTGGGGTTCGTAGGTCTGCTCTTATCTCTCTCAGTGATCTTGGCGATGAGCAAATGC